GTTGTTGATGGTACTGGTAAGGTTTCGTTTACCCTTGTTGATGGCGGTACAGGCTATACTTCTAGTGCAAACGTCTATGTCTCTAATACTGTTGTGTTTCTAGAGAATAAGAAGAACTCCTCTACGTATGTTACACTTGGTTCTTCGATCTATGCTGGCGCTAGCTATGTGCTTGACTTCATTAACAATTATTATCAATATGGCGCAACAAATGCTGCCGTATCAAGTGTTAATGCTGTTGCTGGTTATAACTTTACAAGAACTATTGGCGGGGCAGGGATGTCCTATGCATCATATGCTAATGGTATTCTAACCTCCTTTGCAAATAACATTCCTCGTATTACTGATCTAGGCATTTTGATGGAGGGAAGTGCTCAAAATAGATTATCACAGTCTCAAAATACTACAAGTACTTCTTGGACTAAAGGAGCCGTAGTCTCTAATAGTACTTTGATGGACACAAGTATTGCTCCAGACCTTACTATGACAGCAGATAAGATTGTCGCAAATACTCAATCTGGTGCAGCCGTAGAACACTATATTCTTCAAACCGTAACAGGATTGACCGCAGGAGCAAACGTAACATTTAGTACCTTTGTTAAAGGAGCAGAAAAAACTTCAATTAGATTAAAACTTAATGATAGCATTAATGGTGCTAATCTGTTTTTTGCTTCTTTTGATACCTCTACTGGAATCTTTTCTGGTGCGACAGGCGGAATTACAAGTAGTTTAGGTCCAATGACCATGAAATCTCTTCCTAATAATTGGTGGAGAGTTTCGGTTACTGGAGTTGTAAGTTCAACTACTACATCAGCACAGGCTGTTATATATATTTTAAACGGAAATCATACATCTGCTACTACTTATGTTGGAGATTCAACTTCTGGTGTTTATATTTGGGGAACACAAGTTGAAAATGTTGCTTATCCAGGTTCATATATTTCAACTACAACAGTACCAGTAGCCAGAGTAGCAGATAGATTATATTTTAATGGTATCGATGTTCTTGGCTCTGGAGATTGGACAATTCAATCTTCTGCTACTAATATCACCGACAATCAAATCGGAACTTCTGCTACTCTCTTCTCTATTAATGATGGAGTAGGAAATGCAAATGCTATTAATTTAGTCATTGCTTCGGGAAATAGCACAGCTAACTTTCAACAACTTATTAATGGAGCTGGTATTTTTAATGCTTCAACTTCAACTGTAGTTATTGCCAACAATAAAACACAAGTCGCAGTAACAAAGAATTCAACAGCGATAAGAGCATCTGCTACTGCTAATGCAGCTAAATCTATTGGAACTTGGACTACGCCGCCCTATAGTACAAATAATTTGTTAATTGGATATCTTGGAGCACCCACTGGTGGTTCTGCATTTCTTAATGGTTACGTTAAGAATTTTGTAGTGTATCCTGCTGGTGTTACAGATACTAGACTTGTCACATTAGGTACAATTCCTACCTCGGCATCATCTCCTTGGTTTACAATATCTTTTAGTAATATTTCTCCTTATGTTACTGGAAACGTTACTACTTTTGATACATCTCTAGCAGTTGGCGGTGGATTTTATTTCAGCAATGGATTTAATATTGGTTATATTAATTCTATTACTAATTCTACCTATCTAACTCTTGATAGTAATTCAACTATAGCTTATTCTGGTAATGCTGTTTTTTATTCTGGTAATACAACTCCCGATTTTGAAATATTAGAAACTGTAAAACAACCATTAACATCATTCCAATACTTTAGCGGTGTCGGTAATACTGCGTTGTTTAAAGTTGGTGCTGCTTTAACAGGTTATTATGCTAATAATTCACAAGCCGCTAATGGTTTCGTAGTTGCTTATAGTAATACATCTAGTACGGCAGGTACTGTTGTTATTTCTGTAGTCAATGGAGCATTCTTAACTGCTACTAGTATTGCTGTTTCGTCTAATACTCTAGTTAATGCACAGGCATCTGGAAATACACTAGATATTTCTGCTACTGGCGTTGTAATTGGTTCTAATACAGCAACAAGTAGAGTTAATGGCGCATCTGGATTAGTTAGTATTAATAAAACACTTTATGCAAATGGTGCTATCCTTTATGGCGTATCATCAAACACATTTTCTAATACCGTAAGCAAATCAACAGGAACTTTAGCTAAGTTTTCAGTAGGAACTATTTCTGGGTCAGAAACTTTAACTCTATTTACCGATTTAGTCGGCGCAAACAACAGTGCCAATGTTCCTTTTTCTTCGATTAAGCTTGATGGGTCCAACAGCGGCGTTCTCGTTGCTACAGGTACTGGAACGATCACTTGTAATACTGCTACAAATGCTGTTACGGGAATTGGTTCTTCATTCTTAGCTGATCTATCTGCTGTTAATTTTTCTAACGGTGGAGTAATCTCTACATTCTCCAATACTACTGTTACTGGATCGGGAACTTCATTTAATACACAATTACTTCCTGGATATATTTTATATTATACAGCCAACTCTACAATTATCGGAACTGTATCTTCTATTACTAGTGCAACTTCACTCAAATTAACTACTGCTGCTCCCTATACTGCGACATCAGTTAATATGACTTTCTCTAAGGGAAATATTGTTCCTATTTCTATCTATGCAAGTAATGGATATTATTTGGGAACAGTTAATACAGTTACATCTGCTACTGCATTGACATTAACTGCTAATGCTTCTGCTAATTTAGTTTCTGGTGTTTATCAATACAGTTATGGCGGATATGGATTTCCAAAAAGCCCACAGGCTGGATTATATAATCTATTATCAGACGTATTAGCAGTTAATACATTTACATTAGGAACAATTGCATCACTAACTGCTATTAATCCTGGTATCGATTATAATGCTGATCCATTTGTTCTAGTAAGAGATAATGTAATTGCTGGATTTAATCGTAAGAACTTTAATATTGGTATTAATAATTTAAGTGGATCATTTAATGCTGGAGATACAATTACTCAACAGCTATCTCAGAGCGGAGTATCATTTAGTGTTGGTACAACTTCGGGAACTTACGCAAATGGTACAATTACTTGTAATACTGCTACGGCAAATGTAACTGGCGTAGGAACAACCTTTACTGCCTTAGTATCAAATGGATATGCAATTTATGCTAATGGTGTATTTGCTGGAACTGTTGCTTCAGTAACTAATAATACTCTATTAATTCTTTCTGGTAGTTCTGTTACTAATGCCGTATCTAATGGATTTACATATGCGTCCAATACTTCATTCATTACATCCGAAGGAATTTATCAGCCATCTACAAATGCTCTAGGTACAGTATCTGCATATAACGCTGGTTCAATGCAACTAACTAATATAATTGGAACATTCTCTACTGGTCAAACTATTATTGGTCTTGCTAGTAAATTACGTGCAAATATCTCAACTGCTATTACAACTACAGCAGCTACTTCTTATCAAAAAGGAACTGTCATTTCTTCTAATACTACAAATCTTTATATTAAAAGAGGGTCATTTAATACATCCTTCTCTCCTGGAGTTGCCATTTATGATGCTAATTCTGCTGCCAGTGCAAACATAGTTTCTGCTACACAAGATAATTTGTCTGCTGCAATGGGAACAAATGCATTAGTAACAGCAAAAGTTAAAACTGCCATTGGTATCGCTACAGCACTAGAAGTTATAGCATCTGGCTACGGATATGATCAAACTACACAAACTTGGGAAACTAATATTTCATATAATGCTGGAGCGAAAGTTTACTATTCTGGTGATGGCTTGTATTATGTTGCTACACAAAATGTTCCATTGACTGCTGGCGCTCCTTCTGCTGCTCCTTCTTATTGGACATCATATACCGATGTTGAACTAGTAAGCACGGGAAATAATCCATATGTAATAGCAGGTAATGCCTTGATTGAAAAACAAGGTAAAGGAACTGGTTATTGGAAGAATAATAAAGGAAAGTTGAACTCAGACAAATATATCCACGATAATTATTATTATCAAGAGTTCTCATATGAAGTTCAGGCTGGTAGGTCTATTGATAAATACAGCGACATTTTACAACAACTACTTCATGTTAGCGGAACGCAAATGTTTGGTAGAGTTATCAAATCGTCTAATTTAGATGTTCCAGTGTATGTTCCTTCTAGTACGATAACAATAAAGACTGATTCCAACCCAACCCTAGACTTCTCTTATACTGATAATAGTATGTACATTCCTCTTCTTGTCTTGTAAGATAAATAATCAATAATAACGTAGGTTTAATCAAATATGACAATTGTTGCAAATACTAGAATATTCAATACTGTAAACCAAGTCTTTGATACGTTCAAGACTGCGGCAAATGGCGCTCTCTATGTGTTTGCATCTAAGAATTTGCCTTGGTCAAATGACTTGGTTCCAGACAGTATGAATGGTTCTGTATTGTTGAATCAATATCAAATGTTTGATGAAATGGTTTTTGGTAAAATTGTTACCTCTACCGATTATGTTCAAATGATAGATAATAATACATGGACGACAGGAACTGTATATACTCAATATGATGACCACGATCCAATTTTGTTTAATAAAGAGTTTTTTGTTATCACACATGAAAATGGATATTATAATGTTTTTAAGTGTTTAGATAACAACAATGGCGCAGAATCTATATATCAACCAAAATTAGTAGAAACTTCTGCCGACGATGAATATTACACAACTGCTGATGGGTATCAGTGGAAGTATATGTATGGCATTGAACAATCTTTGTACAATAAGTTTGCTACTGTTGATTATGCTCCTTTATATCCAAACTCTGACGTTGCTTTATATGCCTCAAATGGTGGAATTGAAACAGTAAGAGTAATCGACGGTGGATCAAATTATATTGCATATACTAATGGTTATTTTACTGCCGTAACAATTTCTAGCAATCCTCTTTTACATTCTTTACAGTCAACAGATTTATTGACAATTACTATTCCAGCTATAAGCAGTCCATTTTTTCAGAATGGAGAAACAATTAGTCAACAAAACAATATAGCAAACGTAGCTGTTTCTATTGGTGGGACACAAACAACAACATATATAACTTCTACTGCAAAAGTATTATCTGCAAACTCTACAGTTCTTGTTGTATCAGACATCAATGGCGCTTTTAACACCACAACAAAAATAGTAGGGGGAACATCTACTGCAAACGCAATACCAACTGGTGTTACGACAAATTCCATATCTCCAAATACAGATTTTTATACAGATTCTTCTATCTATATTGACGGCGGAACAGGATTTGGTCAAGCAAGACGTATTGTTCGTTACATTGTAACTGGAACTCAGCATAGAGTATTGGTTGAAAGCGCATTCAATCCACAACCAGACTTGACATCACACTATGTGATCGCTCCTCGTGTTATTATCACTGGAGATGGTTCTGGAGCAGAGGCTATTTCAATTGTCAATACTATTAGCCAATCTATTTCTAGTGTTAAAATTATCAACAGAGGAAAAAATTATAGTTATGCTAATGCTATTGTTATCGGAAATACTGGAAGTACATCACAGTATTTAAATATTGGAATTTCAAATACTGTTGGTACATTTAGTATTGGGGAAACAGTTTTAGAGACAACAACTGGAGCAAGCGGACAAGTTGTTACAGTCAACTCTACTATTATTCAATTAACAAATATTAATGGGGTGTTGTCTGGAACCACAACAGCTTCTAGTAATTCTAATTTTACGACTGACTCTACTATCATAGGACAAAGCACCTTTAGCAGTGCCAAGGTTACAGCCGTAGCGTCAAGTTCTGCAAATGTTCAATCAATTATTTCTCCTTTTGGTGGACATGGAGCAAATCCAGCATTTGAACTTAATGCAAACAAGATTGGCGTATCCGTTTCATTCTCGAATAGTGAATACGGTACGATTCCTGTTGAAAATGAATATCGTAGAATTGGAATTTTAGCAAATCCTTTATTTGCCAACGTCCAGTTGAATATTTCTGGTGCTACTGGATCATATCAAGTTGGAGAAACTGTTGTACAAACTGTGTCTACCAATTCTGTATCTTCAGTATATTTAAGTAGACTTAAAACATATACTTATAACTTATTAAATTACACAGCACTAAACCTTAGTACCTCTCATTCATTCCAGAATGGAGACCTTGTATATCAGACCTCCCCAAGTGTAGCAAATTGAGTTGTTGTTTCTAATGCTGGTTTCCAATATGTCGTAGTAAGAGCAGATGTTGGTAATTTTTCTAATGGCTCAATGATTTCAGGAAATCCTAGCGGAAATCTGACATTCTCTTCAAATGTTGGAGCATTTGTTACGGGGGAAACTGTAAGGCAGCCATCTTCTAACGCAACGGGAATAGTAACATTTTCTAATACCACTACTTTATCTCTAAAAGAAATGAATGGAACGTTTGTTGTTAGTAGTAATGTCATAGGATCAGGCTCTGCTGCAACTGCATCGATTACTAGTGTTGGTACATTAACTACTCTATCTTATACTATTACTAAAGTTGCAAATGGATTCAGTAATATTATTAGCGGACTAGATTCATCAAATAATACGTTTGGTCTTGTGCCTAATAGTTTTTATTCTGCTGATGTTCATCTTAATAATTATCCTATTCCAAATATAGGAACACTTCCTCTTTCGACTGTAACATATGCAGCAAGCTTTAGCGGAACCACAGCAAGCGCCAATATTGTCGCAAATACTGGTCTTTTCTCAAATGCTTTAGTTGGATATAATATTTACTTCAATTCAAATGGAGCATTAATTGGCGAAGTTGCATCTGTTCCTGATGCCAATACTGTTACCTTGACCAATTATTCACCATATACATTTACTACAAATAGCATCAACGCTTCTATTAAAAATACAACACAACCAGCATATTCAATCAATTCTTCTGCTATTACTTTCTATAATCACACATTACTAGCTAGTGATATTGTCGTTGTTAACACATATGCTCAGACTTCTACAATTTCTACAAACTCATACGTAAAAGCAACAGGAATTGTAACAGCTTCCAATAGTTCATATATAACATTAAGTTATGTAAACAACTTCTTTGTTACTGGAAGTACAATTACTGGAGCAAACTCTTTTGTTACTGCAAACGTAACTTCTATATATGGACAACCTTCTGCAACATTCGATCAAAGAACCAGACTAGCTTGTACATATGAAAGTGGATCACAATTATTCAATCAAAATGAATACGTTCAACAAGGCTTCTTAGGATTAGATGGCGCATATGGATATATTCAAGCGATTGATCCTATACCCATCAATGCTGGTATTGGAACAATTTCTTCTAGCTCTTCTACTAAGATTATAACTGGAGTTGGAACAAACTTTAATTCTATTCTTTCTTCTGGTTATATATTATATGTAGCCAGTAACAATGCTTATCTTGGAACTGTATCTTCTGTAACAAATTCAACATCACTAACACTATTCTCAAATAGTTTGTATACTTTAGCTATAGGTTCATCATATGAATATGCATCATCTTTAGGAAACTTTACTGTTGCATTGACTGGATCAAAGGGAATTTTCCAATCTTCTGATCTTACTGCTGGTCTATATAAATATATACAATCAGCAGATCAAACTAAAAAGATGAAAGTAGATGGAATTATTAAACCACAGTTAGTTCCATATACAGGAAATATTATATACGCTGAAAATATTGCACCAGTTGCTAGAGCAATAAATCAATCTGAAACTATCAAAATTGTGCTAAAATTTTATTAAAAGGACTAATTCCGAATGTCTATCGAAACTGACTTAAATGTTTCTCCGTTCTATGATGATTTTGATACAACAAAGAATTTTCATAGAATTCTGTTTCGTCCTTCTGTGCCTATTCAGGCTCGTGAATTAACTCAACTTCAGAGTATTCTTCAAAATCAGATTGAACGTTTTGGCGATAACATTTTTGTCGAAGGTACTATTATTCAAGGATGTAACTTTATATATGATACAAGATATGATTATATAAAGCTTCCTGACTTACGAAATGATGGACAACCAACACAACCATCTCAATATCTAGGTCTTATTGCGTATGATGCAACTTCAAACCTACAGGCTCTTGTTGTTAATAGTGTTGATGGATATGAATCTCAAAATCCAGACCTAAAAACCATCTATTTGAAGTATACAAATAGTGGAAGTAGCAATAAGCAAGTATATACTCCTGGTACTGTATTGACTTTCTATGCTGGAAGCGCAACTGACGCTGCTGGCGTTGCAAATGTCACCAATTATCAGACTAATCTGGATGTAAAGGTTGCGCCATCTACTATTAACGGTGTAGACGCAAATCCTGTTGGTGTTGGGTATTCGTTTAGTGTAAATGAAGGTATCATTTTCCAAAAAGGAAACTTTATCAGAGTTGCAAACAATATTAGTACAATTGTTTCAAAATATTCACCATATCCAAATAATGTTTCTGTTGGTTTCAGCACAACTGAAAATATTGTAACTGAACTGCAAGATACATCTCTTCTAGACAATTCACAAGGATCAACAAATCTAAACGCTCCTGGAGCTTACAGACTACAACTAATTCCAACGCTTACTGTAGCCAATACAGATGCCTTACCTTCAAATAATTTCTTCTCGTTAGTTCAATGGGAAAACGGAAACGTAATTCGAGCAAACCAACAAACACAATATAATGCTATTGGCAATGAGATGGCTCGTCGTGAATATGAGTCATCTGGAAACTTTGTTGTTAAGTCTTTCAATTTAGCGTCTGAAGTAAAACCAGCAAACACTAGTTATTTTAATTTGGTTATTGGTTCTGGTTTAGGATATGTTCATGGGCAAAGAGTTGAGCAACTAAGCACAACTCGTAGTTCCATAAGAAAAGGAACGGACACAAAAACCGTAACCGCTCAATCTATTGCTACAAATTACGGAAACTATATTCGAGTTCAAGAATTTGCTGGTGTTTTTAGTATTGGTGCTAGCGTTAATCTATATGACACAGCAACAACTGCATTAACACTTGGAAATAATTCTACCATTTCTCCTTCTGGAACTATAATTGGAAAAGCAACAGTATTATCCTTTGCATATGAATCAGGAACAACCGATACACCAACAGCAATTTATGATCTATATTTAACAAACATTATTATGAACAGCGGAAAATTATTTACAGCAGTAAAGGCAGTTGCGTCTACTACTGCCGTAGCTGACCTTGTTCTAGAAAAAAATGTAACTTTAGCTGCTAACGTGGCTACCTTAAAAAGCCCAACCTATAGCACTACTATTTTCCCGACTGGAAAATCTTTTGTTAAAACTTTATATCCAAATAATGATGTTACTACTAGCTTTACATATAGACAAAGCAACAATAGCGTAGTTTTAAATGCGAACGGCGTAACAAACGCACTTCAATTGACTGGAAGTTTAACTTTTCCTTATGGAACAGGAACTTTAAACGGTCTACAAGAATTAGCTGTTATTGCTATCCCTTCTTCAAACATTACTTGTAATGTTGCCACAGGAACTGTTGGTATTTCTTCTACAACAGTAACAGGATCAGGAACAACCTTCCTATCTCAATATCAAATTAATGATTATATCGTATCTAACGCAAACATTCGTAGAATTACTAACATTGCTAATAACATTAGCATGACTATCGATAGAGCAGCAACTGTTACTGCTGGTAATGCTCATGCTAAATCATACCCCGCAAATATTCCAATAAACTTCTCTGATCGCAATTCTACAATTTCTTTGTCTAACACTAGCACCCTAAAATTAACCCTCATCAACAACTCTGGTGTTGTTGAGGGCAATTTAGCTATGTCAAATAATAATCTTACTGTTTATTATGACACTACTAGCTCAAATACAGCAAAGATTGTAAAAACATCAAATCAAAGTCGATATGTTGCTATCGATACTGCTCTATATGCAAACCTAGCAGGAACTATAACTTGTTCTACAGGAAGCACAACAGTAACAGGAACATCTACTTTCTTCACAACTAATATTCTTCCTGGTTATAATTTATACATTGCCAACTCTACTGCAAACTCAGCATATATTGGAACCGTTGCTTCGGTAGCTTCAGACACTTCACTGACCTTGAATGGTTTCCCAACAAATAATTATACAACAAATACAATAAGT